AACCAGCATGGTGAGACGGGCAAGGTTGAGCCTGCTTCTAAGCAGCCGTAGCGGTGGCGGTTCTGCCACCTGATGCCACATTTGATGATTTCGTTTCGTATACGGAATCTGTTCGGGGGCCTGTGGGTTCGGATGAACTCGCAGACCTTTGGTTGTGGCGACAGAAGTTGTTGACTGTAAAGATCAGCACTGGGGTTGGTGTGCGGGAACACACTTTGAATCCCGATGAGCAACATTTGTCGAAACGTGAGGTTGACGAGAAGCGGTTCGCTGAGGCGAAGTCTCAGGGACGCAATATCGAAAGGTTGCCCGACAAGGCGTATTTCTGATGGCCCGTAAGACCCGTAGCGAACTTTTAGGCGATTATCAGCATCGGCTGGACCTGTCGCGCCGTTGGCGCGACGAGGAGGGCCATGACAGGACGTGGCGTCGCCTAATCGACATGTATAGGGGTAAGCATTGGCCTCGTACTACGACAGCGGAACGCGATTTGATCGCTGTCAATTTGTCGTTTTCTACGGTGAATGTGATTGCGCCTTCGGTGGCGGTGAACCATCCGAAGATCGTTGTCAGGGCGAATCATCCTGGCGATGAGCCGAACGCTTCGTTTGTTGAGGCCGTGGTGAACCATTTGTGGCGGCATCACGATTTCCGCAAGCCGTTCCGTCGGTCTGTCAAAGATTTTCTGATTCTTGGGCACGGCTGGTTGAAGGTTGGTTGGCGGTTTGTCGAGCAGGAGCGTTCCTTGGGTGAGGGGGAACGGGAAGAGATCTTCGAGCAGGCTGTTTCCGAGGCCAACATGTTTGCCTTTGAGGAGCCTTTGATGGCTTCGGATTTGCCGACCGATGGGGAGATCGAGGCGAATCTGCCGATGACGCAGATGACGATTGTGGAGGATCAGCCGTTCGTGGAGCGGGTTTCGCCGTTCGACATGTTCGTGGATCCTGAGGCGACGTGTATTGAGGATGCGGCGTGGATTGCTCAACGCATCGTGCGTCCCTTGAAGGAAGCGCAGGACGACAAGCGTTATTCGCCTTCTGTGCGTAAGGGTCTGAGTGCGAATGCTGGCGTGAACCCGATGTATTCGGACGGCTATTACGAAGACAAGTTGGAGCGGTATGTGGAGGATGACCGTGTGGTCATCTGGGAGTATTACGACGTGCCGTCGAACACGATGGCGGTGTTTGCCGACCAGGACGACGGTTTCTTGGTGCCGCCTACGGTGATGCCGTATGCGTTCGGGCAGCCGTTTGTGATGCTCCGCAACTACGATGTCCCCGACGTGTTCTACCCGATTGGGGATTTGGAACCAATCGAGTCGCTGCAACTGGAACTAGACAAGACACGTTCGCAGTTGATGAACGACAGGAAGCGTTACGCCCGCAAGTATCTGTACCATGAGCGTTCGTTCGGCCCTGAGGGCCGCGAGGCTTTGGAATCAGACGACGATGGTCGCCTGGTGCCTGTGGTGGACGAAAACAAGCCTTTGTCCGAGGTTGTGGTTCCGATGCCGCAGATACCGATTTCGGGCGACATTTACGCGTACTCGAACATTATTGAGGATGACATCAACACGGTGTCGGGCATTTCGGAGTACGCCAGGGGCGCTATGCCTGAGATTAGGCGTACCGCGACTGAGGCGAGTATTATCGCTGACGCCCAGAACGCCAGAGCTGCCGACAAGTTGGCTTTGATCGAGATCGCCATTTCACACATTGGACGCCGCGTGCTGCAACTCATTCAGCAGTACATGACGGGTGAGGCAATGGCCCGCGTTTCCCTGAAGGGCGGCGAATCAATGTATGTCCCCTACACGAGGGAAGAAATCTTAGGGGAGTACGACTTCACCGTCGAGGGCGGTTCGACGCAGCCGATCAACGACACGATTCGCAAACAGCAGGCAGTGTCTTTGATGAACGCCATTGCGCCTCTGATCGGAACGGTGATTGATCCGACGGCGTTGGCGATGCACGTTCTTGAAGAGGGATTCGACGTGAAGGATCCGATGAAGTTTTTGATACAGCAGCCGCAAACCCCAGAGCAGCAGGCAGTCGCTGGTGAAACGCCTCCGCCTCCCGAGCAGCCACCGCCGATGCCCGACATGGGTAACACGCCTATACCGCAGGGACCAGACATGGGGGCGTTTGCACCCACTGGCGGGGTCCCGCCCGAATTGTTGGCGCAGCTTCAAAACCAGATGGGTTTGGAATTACCTGCGCTTTGACCCACGGTGGGACAGTCCCGCTGTGACTATTAGGAGCAACCATTAGGACTCCCAGGAGGCAGAAGTGCCCGAAGAAAACATGGAAGCAACAGAATCCGAATCAACGGACAACCTGGAACTTTCAGCAACAGAACCGACAGAAACCAGTGGCTACACCGTCAAAGTTGATGGTGACGAGCATCAGGTCAGTCTTGAGGAACTGCAAGACGGCTATCAGCGACAAGCGGATTACACCCGTAAGACGCAGGAGTTGGCAGCCGAACGTCAGCGTTTACAACAGGCAGAAACCATCGTGTCGGCTTTAGAGTCCGACCCGTCGGGGACTTTGCATGCGTTGGGGAACGCTTTGGGTGTAGAGAACAACCTGGTCCGCCAAGACGAACATCAGTCTTGGGAAGACGAGGATCCAACCACTCAACGTGTCGCCAACCTCGAAGCCCAAGTTGCCCGTCAGGCGCAGACGCAAAGAAAACAGGCGTTGGACAGAGAAGTTTACCGCTTGAAGAGCCATTATGGAGATTTTGATGAACAGGCACTGTTTCAACATGCCCTGGACAATAAGATCTCCAATCTTGAGGCCGCATACACACACATGAATTTCAATGGGTTGGCTGGTTACGCTGGGAAACTCCAACGTGACCAGGATGCCCTTGAGGCGAAACGTGGAGGTGCCCCTGTTGAGGGCGGTAAAACCGTTCAGCAGGGCACTGTTGTGGATGACAACCCCAAGAAGGTTTCTTCACTGCGTGAAGCATTTGCCCTCGCCAAACAAGAATTAGGCACCTAAACCTTTGAAGGGGGTTTTATCATGGCTGGCAACAGCTCTTTTGATGAGATTCTCACTACCACACTTAAGAACTACGTCCCCAAGCTGACAGATAACATCTTCAGCGCAAGGCCGCTATTCTATGCGCTGACGAACGGTCAAACCATTCGTCGGGTCAGTGGTGGTGCGAAGATCGTCGTTCCGATTATTTACGGAACCAACTCGACCGCTGGTTCATACAGCGGCACGGACACTATTGCCGTGACGGCTCAGACAGGCATTTCGGCTGCTGAGTACGACTGGGGACAGTACGCCGCGACAGTGACCATCAATGGCATGGAAGAAGCCAAGAACAACGGTGAAGCTCAGATCATCGACCTGCTGGAAGGCAAGATTTTCCAGACGCAGGAAACGATCATCGAGAACATGAACACCATGTTCTGGGCTGACGGCACAGGTAACAGCAACAAGGACTGGAATGGTCTGGACCTGATTGTTACAAAGCCCAACACTTCCCTTGGTGGGATCGACCCGACTGGTGCGGGCAACTCGTTCTGGGCGTCCACTGAGACAAACCAGGGCGGCGCTCTTACCGCCGCTGGTATGGCGACCCTGTACAACGACGTTTCGGTCGGCAACGATCAGCCGACCATCATCATCACCACGCAGGCTTTGTACGAGAAGTACGAGGCACTCTTGGATGGTCAGATTCGGTACACGGATACCGATGTGGCCGACGGCGGGTTCCAGAACCTGCTGTTCAAGGGCGCACCCGTCACATTCGACGGGGCTTGCACCAGTGGCGAAATGATGTTCCTGAACACCAAGTACCTGCAACTGGTTGCTCACAGCGATGTCTGGTTCAAGCCGACACCGTTCGTGCGTCCAACCAACCAGGACGCTGTGTTCTCACAGTTGCTCTGCTACGGTCAGCTCACATGCAGCAACCGTGCGCGACAGGGTTACCTGTTCGGAGCTACCTGATCCTGATGGGACGAGGATTCGCACACGCTTACAAGGTTGGCTCACGCCCATACGGGCAGCCCGTTGGCGACAACTTTCGGGATTCGACACCACGGCCCCAAACCGTGGGGTCTTCCCGAAACGTCCAGCAGGTCAATCCGACAAGCAGCGAACCCGTTGTTCCAGAATCGGTCAGATGCAGTTCTCTGACCCGCGACGGGGCGCCCTGCAAGGGGCGTCCCGTCGGGGACGGAGACTTGTGCGTTTTCCATAGGGAGTAGCCGTGGACATTTCGACCATGCGGTCGTATGTCCGCTCGGTGGTTGACATCGATACGTCGGACATTTCCGACGATGTGATGAACCGCTTCCTGGGCGAAGCCTACGATGTGATCGTCTACTCGGAGAAACGGTGGCCGTTCTTTGAGGTTGCGACCACGTTCGACACGGTGGCCGATCAGAAGGACTACACGCTCGCCGTTGTGGGCGCCAGTGTCACCAACGGGTTGCGTGAAATAGCTGCCATTAGGACCGACAACCACGTTCTCGAATACATCGGCCGCGACGACGGCGATGTGATCTACCCGTTGGATTCCAACACCACTGGCAAGCCGTGGTACTGGTCTTTTTGGGCTGATTCGGTGCGCCTGTATCCGACACCGTCGTCGGCCGACACCATTTATGTCCGCGGGTACGAAGATCCTGCTGCTTTCGGCGCAGGGTCTTCAGATAGTACGGAACCGTCGGACCTGCCGACACCGTTCCACATGGTTCTCGCTACTTACGGGATAGCCCGTTCCTACGAGCAGCAGGAAGACCCGACAATGTCTGCTCAATACTTTTCTCTCTTCAACCAGGAGTTGGACAACCTGCGTGCCCGCTACGAGGACATGCCGGCCGCTCAACCGGTCAGGTTGAATAGCCGCAGCGTGTCACGGTGGATGTCTCAGTCGTACCTGCCCAACCGGTTGCGTTATTCGTGGGAGAGCTAGGTGGCTTCCACCACTTGGAAACTTGAGGCACTCGAATCGTTCACGGGTGGCCTGAACCTCCGCACCGACCAGTTCAACCTGGCGGAAAACGAATCACCCGACCTGCTCAACGTCCTCGTTGACCCGCGTGGCGGCATCCGTCAACGCGACGGTGTCGACCGGCTCAACACCACAGCGTTGAGCGCCGACATTCAAGGCATCTGGGCGTTGCACACCGATGGTGGCACCAATCAGATAATGGTCAACTACGGCACGAAGGTCGCCTATGCGACGACGGGCAACTTCACCGACCTGACTGGTATCA